AGACAAAGCACAGGGTTAAGCATGCTCAATAACGTCGCAATCGCAGTCAACAAGGCCAACCGCCAACGCACCTTGCGTGAACCCAACGCCATCGACTGCGTACTGTTCACCAAGCGTGTGGATCGAGTTGGCGAGGGCAATGCCTTCGACGGGGCCCCAACCCTTGGCGGTGCCGGCATGCTCTCGTCTGAAGATGAGGTGAACTATACGTGGGTGGTCGCTTGTGACGCCCGCATTCACTTCTCCCAAGGATTAGCGGCGCCGCTGGGCAACATGGCGGACAACGGCGGGCACCTGGACTTCGAAGAACAGGTGCTTGAGGCTTCCATTGAGCCGTTGGCCAATCCCGGTACCGAAGGTTACGTGCTGCCCGATCGCCAGATGCTGGTGGCCGTCCTGGTGGGCGGTGGCGTGATCGTCAACTACCAGATTGTGGACGTGACCGGTAACGTGAACATTCACCCGTATACCCGCAAATACCTGCTCAATCCGCGTCCTGATGAGGCTGCCACCGCTGCGCTGGAGCCGTAGCACGCAGAGCCTCGATAAGGTGCAAAGCCCCCGGAATTTGGCTGTTCTGGGGCCGTTACGCTGTTCGCCAAATAGGCCTACTGCGTACCGACTCACATGGCAGACGAAACCGAACCGAAAAAGTCCCTGATCAGCAAGCTGGGCGCCGCCACCAAGGCCGCGACCAAGCTCCTGCTCTCCGAAGTGGACGTGTCGCCCAACAAGATGGCCAACGTGTCCACCTTCGATGCGGATTACGTCGGCATTGAAATGATCATGGGCAACGCCGATCGGCCAGCCCGCGCCAGGTCAGAAATCTATCTGAAGTGGCACCACATGATCCAGGACGGGCTGATTAGCACGATCCTGCGCCTGCATGTCCAGATGGCGCTGGGTGGCCATGAAACCACTGGCGAAACCGTCTTTATCGAGCCCAAGCCGAACATCAGCGCCGCTGACGCCAAGATCGTCGAAGACCTGCAGGCGATCGCCGCAATGCTCAACAAGAGCGCTCACAGTACTTGCTTCAACGCTGCGACCTTTGGTGACGCCTATACCCGGATCTACGTACAACCCAAGGTGGGCGTAATACTGCTCGATGCTGAGTCGTTGTTCCCGCCCCTGGTCCAGCCATACGTGGAAGCCGGGCGCACGGTGGGCTGTGTGGTGGCGCTGGGGCCGAAGATGCAAACGCGCTTCAACCACCTGCAGGTGGGGCGAATGAAGATGCCGCGCATGGTGTTCGTGCCCCAGATGCGGGCGGTCGAGAACGCCCAGAAAATGAACCTGGAGGCCGATGACCCGCGCCTGATGACCCCGCTACCCGATCTGGTGGGCGGTTCGTTCCTGGAAGCTATGGAGGAGGATTACGACAACCTGATTGCCGCCCTGCGCGGCATGATCGGGCAGCGTATCGCCGGTTCCATTGATGAAACCATGATCGGCGCCAACATGTCGGACATGACCCTGGAGCAGCAAGAGAGCTTTATGCGCTCCCTGGAAAAAATGCTCAGGTCCATGAAAGACCGGGCAGAGCAGGCGGTGAAGAACGGCACCTACGCCGTTTCGCGCAATTTCCACGTCATGCCGACCTTCAACGAAAAGCAGCTCACCCAGGTCACCAGCTTCACCGGTACCGCCAACAGTGGCGCCGGCGCCAACATCGAAGACGTGATGTTTTGCGCCCGCAAGCTGGCCGGTACCGGCGGCATCGATCTTTCCATGGTGGGCTTTGCCGACCAGATGACCGGTGGCCTCGGTGAAGGTGGCTTCAACCGCACCAGCAGCCAGGCGGCCGAGCGCTCGCGAATCATCCGCACCGCCTACATGGCCTACGCCAACGACATTATCGATCGCCACATGCTGGCCAAGTACGGCTTTGCGTGGGCGGACAGCGAGCGTCCTTACCACGTCAATTTCTTCGGCTCGATCGCCGCCCTGGAAGCCGAGAAACAAGCCAGCCGTGAGCGCGCCATGAACACCGTGGCCATCCTGGTGCAGGTGCTGGCCCAGTTGCGTGATCTGGGCATGGATGAAGAAGCGACCAAGGTGATGCTCCTGATGGCCGAGCTGGATCAAGAGCAAGCCAAGTTGCTGGCCAAGGGGCTCAAGAACGCCAAACCGCCCCAGCCTGAAGGCGGGATGATCATGGGGCCGGACGGCCAACCTGTAGAAACGTCGGAGCCTGAAATGGCGCTGACACAAGACAACGACAACGAGGCCGCGTAATGCCAACCCGCACCCCAGTCATCAGCTACAACCTCAATGAGCGCGGCCGCGACTACACCGGCCAGAATCGCGCGATCGACATCGATGCCGCCATGCGCTTTATCAATCACCCAGCCACCCAGGAGTCTGTGCGCAAGGGTGACTACTTCGGCTATGTCGGCCATGGCTTCCGGGAGAAATACGGCCTGGCGGTGCCTGAGACGGTCATTGAGGGCGGTAAAACCGTCGTGTTGGAGCCGGCAGTGAAAACCGTGCTCTTGAAGTGCATGCCGGACGGCACCGTGCAGCACCAACAAGAGTTCCTGGACACCGGCCCCGGCCGCGTTGCCGCACGCCTGTACCAGAGCAAGAACTGGGGCTTTAGCTCTGTGTTCTTTGCGCCGGACGTGAACGGCAAGCGCACCATGAAACAGTACTTCGGCATGGACTTCGTGCGCAGCCCCAACTACGACACCAACCGCGGTTATGCCGCGATGCTGGACAGCGTGGACGCGGGCGCACTGTCGTCGGGTGGCTTCGCTCAGGACTATGGCGACATGATGGACAGCGTAGACAAGGTGCTGGCCGAGAACGATGCCCTTGCGGCCGACATCAGTAAATCCTACCTGGTGCAATGCGCGGCTAATGATGAGCTGGTGGAGCACATTGCTCGCCTGACAGAGCGTCTGAAGGCTGGCGGCGGCATGCTCGACAGTACCAGCGCGGAAAAACTCGAGCGCGGTACCAGCTACATGCCCAGCCGCGCCAATGAAATGCTCGATAGCGCCGATCGCTTCATGCGGGCGGATCTGGACGCCCTGCAGGCCGAGGTAGTGACACCCAAGGAGGAGGAAACCAGCGGCTTCCTGGCCAAAGGTCGCTCCCTGGTCAGCCAAGTGCTTGGGTTGCGCTGAATATGGCCGACGAAATCCTAAAGCAGGATCAATACGACCAGTCGGGCTTCCTGGTGGGGCCCCGCACCGAGGACGACATCGACAAGGCCGGGCGCGAAATCGACATTCTTCGCGCCATCCATGACGACACCCAGGAAAGCATCAGCCTGCTATCGCGTATTGCGGATGGAATGGGCGCCCAATCGTTCGCACCGCCCCCTGATGCCAGTACGCCAACACTTGCCGCCGGTGACCAGGAGCGCGCCGATAGGGTCCAGGCCCTACACGCTGTGCCGGTAGAACCTGGTGCACCTGTCAGCGCGCCGATCGCACCTGCTGCTGACGTGACCACCACCGGCCCTGTTCCCACGCCAGTCATTATCAGTGACAGCGATCCCGAGCTTGGCACTGGCCAGGCGATGCCAATGGCGCCAAGCGTGCCACAGGCATCCGCGAGTCCGGCCATGGTGCTGATGTCGCCCGCACCGGCCACGCCCACGGCAGTGATGCCAGCCCTAGCACCGGCCACGTCTGCGCCGGCCGTGCCTGGGCCCCCGTCGGCTACACCAGTGCCTGCGTCGGCCAAACCAGTGGCGCTAACCCAGGCCATTCCAGCCGAGCCCCGCGCCCGTGGCGAAAACGGCCAGTTCAAAGCTGCGGTACCGCTCACCGTAAAACCTGCGATCGCTGACGAAGGCGTGGCCAGGGCTGAGCGTGCCGAGCGTACACGCCAAACCAACGGCCGATTCGGCGCCGATGGTGCTGGCCCGGCCGATGCCGGTGAATCGAAAACATCGAAGGCAATGGGCGCCGCCTCGGAATCGCTCAAGAACGCCGCACAAGGCCTATCGTCCAGCGCCGACAACATCGATCCAACCGTACAGGCGGCCAAGGAGGTGGGCGGTATCGTTTCGCCGGTGATTGGCGCAGTGAAGCCGCTGGCGGGGTTGTTCGGCATGCGCAGGTCCACGCCTGAGGAAAAGAGTCGGCGTTCTAACGCTATGTGGTTCCGTCGGATCTGGACCACGCTGAAGGGTGAGAAAGGTGGCGGCTCCGGCATGGGGATGGTGCTGGCGGGCCTGGCGTCGATGCTGGGGCTGTTACTGGCGCCGATCAAAGCACTGGCACGGATGACGGGCATGATGCGGGCCATGGCAGGCCTGGGATCGGTGCTCAAGGGCGCCGCTGGATTGAGAGGGCGCGGCCGGGCCGATGCGCCAAATCGTCGTGCCGCCGCTGCCAATGCCAGGGAAGGTACCGGCCGCCGTGGCAAGGGCGCTCCCGTAGAGCCGAGCGCCAAAACAAGCCGCGCGGGCCATCCGGACGCACCAGGTGGGAAAACGCCAGGGCCCAAGGATGCCGCCAGCAAGACAGCCGCACCAGGTGCATCGAGCAAGGCCGGTACCGCAAAATCTGAGCCTGCCCAAGCGGCAGCAAAGGCCGCGGGCGGGACCGCCAGTAAAGTTAAGTCCGTGGGCGGCGCGGTGGGCGGCGCCGCCAAGGGGCTGCTGCGTAAGCTGCCAGTAATTGGTGCGCTGGTTGGTGCTGGAATGTTCGCCAGCGCAGCCATGGCCAAAGATGACCCGAACGCGACACCCGAGGAGCAACAGGCCAGCAAGACCGAACGCTACGGCAGCATGGGCGGCATTGCCGGCGGCATGCTGGGTGGCGTCCTGGGTATGGTCGGCGGGCCTGCTGGCGTGATTGCCGGCGGCATGTTGGGTGACCAGTTGGGTACCGCCGTAGGGGAATGGCTCAGCACCGTCGATATGACGGGGATGATGGCCAGCATCACCGGCGCCTGGCAGACCGTTGCCGACGGCGCCAGCCAGATGGCCAGCGATGCGTTCGGCGCGGTCAAGGACGGCTGGAATAGCCTGGTAACCATCGGTACCAGCGCTTTTACGTCAATGACGGACTGGGCCAAGGACACCTGGAAAAGCGCCACTGAAAAGGTCATGGCGTTCAAGGACACCGTTGATGACAAGGTGCAGGGCGCTAAGGACTACGTGGGCGAGAAAGCCACGTCGGTTAAGGATGCTGGCCAGAACGCACTGAACACTGTCACCGGTGGCCGCTACACAGGCGGCTCCAACGCCCGCAAAGACGAGCTGATCAAGGCCATGGACGCCGGGGGCATCACTGACCCGAAATCGAAGGCCGCGCTGATGGCCAACATGGACCACGAGTCGGGCGGGTTCACCAAAAGCGAAGAGAACCTGAACTACAGCGCCAAGCGCTTGCAGGAGGTTTTCCCCAAGTACTACAAGGATGCCGATAGCGCCCGCGTCGATGCCAACAACCCCGAGGCGATCGCCAACAAGGTTTATGGCGGGCGCATGGGGAACGTCGATCCAGGGGACGGCTACAAGTTCCGGGGGCGTGGTGACACGCAGCTTACGGGGCGCGATCAGTACGAAAAGATGGGCAAAAAGCTGGGCATTGACCTGGTGAACAATCCAGAGCTTGCTGCTGATCCGAAGTACTCCGCTCAAATCGCGGTGGCGAACTGGAAGAGTTCCGGCGCCGACAAGCTGGCCACTGCGGGCGACATGACTGGCGCTCGCAAACGGATCAACGGCGGTACCAATGGGCTGGCCGACGTAAACAGCAAGTTTGATGGGTACCTGGCACAAGCCAAGACGGGCGACCTGACGCCTACCCGTCGTGCGGACCAGGTGCAGGTAGCGGCGCCGGCGGCTGCTACGGGGGCCATCGCAACCACTATGGCCGCGGTGAAAGGCGCGGCGCCAGCGAGCGCGGTACCGGGTGCAGCGAAGGTTCCAGGCTCACCAGGCACGGCAGGTGTCGGCCCCGGCACGGTATCAGGCGCACCAGGTGCACCAGGTGCAGCGAGCGCGCCCGGTGGCGCAGGTACTGCAGGCGTCACACCGGCCGCGCCCAAGGGCCAGCCGCTGGGGATGATGCCGCTGGCCAACATGGCGCCGACACCGCCGGCAACCGTTGCCGCACCTGCCCAGGCCACCACCGTAGCCCCGGCCGCGATGCAAATGGCGAACGTCGCACCAGTCGCGTTGCCGCCGGTGAAGATGCCGACCTACGCGCCGCCAGCGGCTGATGCCAGCATGGTGAAGCTGCCCAGCACCCCACAGGTGGCCAAGCCCATGCTAGGGGGCGGTAGCGGCAAGCCCGCGGCGACACCACAGGCGCCGATGATGCTCAGTCAGGATCTGGAGGACAGGCGTATTGCACACGCCGCCACCGGTGGCCTGGGCGGCGCCAGCATGGGCCGCATGTAACGCCTGAACTACGGAAACCGCCGCCAAAAACGGCGGTTTTTGTTTGCCATGATTCCACTCAATAGACCGTAACCGGTGCCCTATGGCCAACGATGCTTATAACGTGGATCTGCTGTTTCGAATGGTCGCCCATTGGCTGAAGACCAAGCCATTTACCTACCTGGGTTCGACCTACGGCGCGCCCACCGAGGAACTTTTGCAAAAGCCACTCAGTTCCCCGATCGCTGACGCTTTCCTGGCCAAGATGCGCGACGACATTCCAGTGCTGGCCGCGCTACCGCCGGGCGTGATCAACATGTACGCCGATTCAGACGGCATTGAGCGCAAAAACATTTACATCGAAATTAATGGCTCCGCGGTGAGCCTGAGCGATTTAGGGGACGTACAACGTGGCAGCTACTAAAGACGAGTTTTTGCAGGATGCGGTGAATGACATCGCCAGTTATCCGACCATAGCTGCCCGGTTCCAGATCGGTGACCCGATGATTATGCAGGGCCTGGCGTCGATGGCGTCCATGCTGGCGCACCTGGACCTGCAGGTGGAAATTACCGCCGGGGAGCCCTTCACCAAGGCCCGTGACGTGACGGTGCGCGCTGACGCTGCAGTAAAGGGCATCTTGCCCTTCGGCACGCCGTCAATTGCCGCCATCAAGGTTACGAACGGTTCTTTGGAGTCGGTGCGGGTGCTGGCCGGGCGCGTTCTCCAAGATGCGGCCGGGCGTTACTGGCTGGTGATGTCGGGGGTTGATCTGCTGCCTGGTAACGTCGGCTATATGACCGCCAAGCAAGTCAGTTCCCGGACCTTCACGCACCAGGTGGCGGTTAATGTGCCGTTCTACACGATCGCTCTGGCCGATGCTGATATCGGTTATATCGCCAGCGTGCTGGTGGATCGATTTGAGTACTCGACGAACTTCGCCAACATCGAGGACGGTGAGAAGGTCTACAACATCAAGTCCGACGAAACCAGCGCCTTGAGCCTGCAGTTCGGGATCGCCGGCCTGTCTGGCTACCAGCCTGCAATTGGCGAGCAGATCACCATCACGGTGCACGACACGGAAGGCGCCGTGGTGCTCGCTGAAGGCTTGAAGTTCTATTTCGAGTACACCGGTGGGGCTTCTGACGCGCTGGTGGTTATGGAGCTGTCTGAGGTGATCCAGACCGGCGCCAACCCCATGGACATTGCGACCATGCGCGAGGTGTGTTCCTACCCTGGCATTTACGATGACAGCGCCGTATTCGGCTCCAACTTCGATTTTGTCGTGCGCAAAGACATTTCCCCGGTGACGTTCCTCAGCATCTGGAACGAAGCCAGGGAGGAGGAAATTCGCGGCTACAGCCTGGACAACATCAACACGCTGTATGTAGCGGCACGCAAGATCGGTACCGCGCAGGAAGTACTGCAGGCGCAAATCAAAGTCGTGATCCTGCGCGCCGACGACAGCTACAAAATCAAGTTCGTGCCGGTGATCGATGTTGTTGTGCCCATGGTGGTGACACTAACCATTCCATCGGTTTATGACTCCGGTGCCGTCAAGCAACAGGTGCGCACGCTGCTACTCGGCAAGTACGGCCCTGATTCGGCCTGGGCGAAGCGCGGCGAGGCGCAGATTCTGGAAAAGGACATCTATGCGCTGATGGTGGACAACAATGTCACGGCGCTGACTTCGCGCCTTGGCAACATGACCATCGACAGCATTGGTGATGACAGCCCGGTATTGCCCGAACAATACCGCTACATCACCACAGAGAGCCTGGTAATCAACGTGCAGGAGGCGTCCTAACATGGAGCTGACGCCGCTTGTTCGAAGCGCTGAGTTCGACGAAGTTGAGAGCGAGTTGAAAGCCATGTTTCTGGCTCTGTACAAAAAGCGCATTGACCCTACGGTTAGCGAAGTGGCGCTTTACGGCATGCCCCATATCGGCCCTGACTCCCTGGTTGAGCGAGGTCTGGTAGGTGACGGGCTGGCCGTCTTGCGCACGACCACCATGGAGGAGATCCGGCACCTGTTCCATGCCTGGCGCTATCGCAACCCCCAGCGCGGGACCAAGTTTCTCGCCGCCTACCTCCATACGCTGTTTGGCCCGGTGTTCTCCATCGATCAACTCTGGTGCAAAAAGGCTGGGACGTACCCGGTGGACGTGATGAGCGACGCTGAAATGCTCGCCGCGGGGGAGGTTGAGGCCGACTACTTCCTTACCAGCCGGCTGCGCGTGGACATCGAGACGGATATCGTCCCTGAGCGCATTTTGAAGGCGGCCCGCACAGCGGTCGCGGCGCGCTTTGTCCTGGAGCTGCGCGCCGTGCGGCGCGTGATGATGGGCTACGGGGTGATGTTCACAGGTAACTCCGTGGTGGTCTGCCGAACGTCTGGCGAAACCCGCTACCTGCAACCGCCGGTTGAAACAACCATGACGGTTGGACCTGCCACTATCGCCGGCGGATCGAACCTCACTTACAGCTTCTCAAGCGCGCAAAGTCACCTAAATTAGGCCGTTTTTTGCCCCGTAGCATTCGCCATATCTAAACCCGTGGGGGCTGTATGGCGAATCCTGTAATTATCAACCCGACATTGACGCAGGCGGGGCAAGCGGCCGCATTCAACGCGAACAATAACGGGCTTGAACTGAAAATCACGCACGTATCTTTCGGTACGGCGCACTACGATCCGGTCGGTACTGAGGTGGCGCTGGTCGCCCCTGTGGGGAACAAGGTCACGGTAGCCGGCGCCAGCCGCCCAACGCCTTTTCAAATCCGCATGATCAGCTCTTGGCGTGAAAACGTTGGCCAGGTGGCCATCGGTGAAATCGCGTTCTGGGCCGAGAATGTGCTGGTGTTCGTCTGGTCCAAAGCCGATGGCACCGTAGCCTCCTACAAGACTGACGGCGTGTCCTATGTCTTGTTCAACGACCTGGCATTTACGTCGGTGCCGGCGAACAGCATCAGCTTTGTGGTCGATCCTGACGAAAGCGTGGCCCTGGCCGCCCTTGCGGCGCATGAGGGTGCATTCAATGCCCACCCCCAATACGCGCTGCGCGCTAAGTTCCCCGACTACCAGGGGCATTTGTGGGGAGACGTGAGCGGTAGCGCCAACGCCATTGCGCTGACATTGCCGGCGATCGTCGATCTAACCCAGTACATCAAGGGCAACCGTTTCTCGTTCAAGGCAGCTCTAACCAACACGGGCGACACCACAATCAACGTGAACGGCGTTGGCGCGGTCCAGGTGCTGAAAACCGGCGGTGTGGCGCTTACGGCTGGCAGCATCGTTGCTGGCGGTGTTTATGACGTGTACCACGACGGTGCCAAGTTCCAGCTTACCGCTGGCGCCGGCTTTGCGAGTTCCGAAGTCACGGACGCCGAAGCCAACGCCCTGACGGCCGTTAACAGCACCAGTTGGGTGTCCCTTCGCCGCTTGATCACGGCGCTGCTGAAATTTGCAAAGCTCGATGGTGCGACCTTCACGGGCGACGTGAAAGGGCTGACGCCGGTACAGTTCGATAACGACACTTCGTTTGTTACCTCCGCGTTCCTAAAGCGTATGGGGCTCGAGTTTGGCGACTATACGAACTATGGCGCTACAGCGGCGCTAACCCTCTCTGACGTAGGCAAGGTGGCGGCGTTTGCTGGTGCGGGGGCGATGACTGCAACGCTGCCTACTGGGGGCATGATTCCACGCGGGGCTTATGTGGAAATCCTCTGTGGGTCGGGAACGGTGACGGTAACGGCGGCGGCTGGGGATAGCATCGACGCGGTTAACTATCCGGGCAACATCACGATGGGTCAGGGGGATGTTGCCGGCTTTATCCGTATTGGATCGCTGTGGCGCTTAGTCAGTGGTTCGGTGTTCCTCAAATATGCCGCCGTTATGTCTGGCCCGTACTGGACCACGCAACCGCAGTTTGCCAACGATACCTCTTTTTCCACCACAGCCTTTGTACAGCGGGCGCTGGGCAACCTCTCGGGTGGCCGTTCGATCCCTGGGGTCGGGACCGTCAACCTCGGGGTTGTCGATGCTGGGCAGTTCATTTCCCTCGCTTACGGCGGCGTCCAATCCGTGGTGTTGCCAGTGCTGGCGGATGTTCCGGTGGGAACGACCATCGCCCTGCATAACCCTTCTGGCGTAGACAAGACCATTGCCGGCGCGGGCGCCGACAAGATCAGTCCGGACGGTTCGCAACTTGCCTCCGTGATCCTGAGGTATGGCGACACGGCGTTTTTCACCAAAGAAACCGGCGTGTGGCGCATGACCGGTTCGGCCGCGCTGAGATATTCGGTGCAGTTTGCCGGTTCGAACGCCGCCCTTGGCTATCAAAAGCTGCCCAATGGGCAGCAAGAGTGCCGAGGGACATTCACCGCCAGTGCCACGCCTGGGGCGGCGGTGGCGGTGACATTCCCGCAAGGTTTTGGGCGGGCGGATGAAGTCATTATCACGCCGATAAATCCCTCGACCACAACATCATCAGCTTGGGCCGACTCTCTAACAGCGTCTGGCTTTAACGGCCGCTGCAACATCGCCAGCTTGGTCTGTCACTACATTGCAAAAGGAACCGCAGCATGACGGTATGGGCTAAATGGCTGGAAGAAAACCAATCCTTCCTGTTCTCGGATGAGGACAACGGCGGCGTAGAAATCACCCAGCAACGGCACACGCTGCTGATGCAAGGGCTCCACGACGGGAAGGCGATCGTTCCCGATGAGCACGGCATCCCGGTGCTGTTCGGTGTTCCCGCCATGGCAGCGCCTGCCATATGGGCTCTGTGGGTTGAGCAGGACCAGCGTTTTCTGTTTTTGGACCGGGACAACGGCGGGGTAAAAATCACCGTCGAAGCGCAACAAGAACTGATGCGTGGGCTCGCCGCTGGGAAGTGCATTGCGCGGCATGCGGAGGGCTTCCCTGTGCTTGTTGATTCGGCTGTAGAGCAGCCCTCTTGCCTTGAGTTGTGCGCTCAGATCGACGAAGCGGCGGATCGTGCACGGGAAACCGTTGCAGGTGATCCATTGCGCGCCGTGGAGTATCAGCGAGCGGCCGACGAGGCGCAGGCCTTCAAGGATGCCGGCTATCCCGCTGAGGCGGTCCCGCCGATGGTGGCGGCCTGGGCAATTGGTGACCGAACTGCCCAGCAAGCGGCTGATAACATTCTGGCCGAGGCAGCCGCATACAACGCCGCCCTGGTGTGGCTACGCGCCACGCGCCTGGCAGCCAAGGAGCAGATCCGCGCTTTGATGGAAGCCGAACGGCCAGAGGACGCCAAGGCGCTTGCCGATGAAACCGTGGCAAACATCCAGGCGGCGGTTCAGGGTGTCGGCAACAACGGCACGGTAGCCGCTGGGGGTGAGCAATGATGCAGTCGGTAGAGCTGCTGTTCACCCGGCGCCGCCTGATCGGTAGTCTGCTGATCCGGGGCGTTACCTGGTCCGCCTTCAGTCACGTCGAAATCATCATTGGTGACCAGGTGATTGGCGCCAACATGTTCGGCGGTGTGACGCTGACGCCCCTCAAGGAACGCTTGGAGAAGTCCAGCTACGCCGCGCGAGTCAGCATGCCTTGCCCTGATGCGCAAAAGGTCATAGCGGCCGCCCTGAGCAAGCTGGGCGCCGGCTACGACTATGTTGGGCTGCTGGGCATCCTGTTGCACTCCCAGCGCCTGCAGGTGAAAGGTCGGTTCTTCTGTTCTGAGTTCGTGACCTGGGCATTCGATCATGCCCAGTCGCCTTTGCTCCGCACTGAGCTGGGGGCCCGCATCACTCCCCAGCATTTGTGGATGCTGCCCGCTCCCACGGTGACGGCCGGGAACCCGATGGCGCTCTTAAATCTGGCCTAGAAGCAAATCCGAATATGCCGCAAAGGCCGCCCAGAATGAGGCTGGCGGCCTGGTGCAAGATGGGGCTTGAGCAGGCGGCAAACGTCGCTGAGAACAAGCAGGAAGGCCAGTAAGTCATGTCGCAGAACTTAAACGGTAGCTTTGACCAGATCCGCGCGGCCTGGGGGCTGTACATGAATCGGTGGTTTGCCGAACTGTACGCCAACACCAAGGCGGTGGAGCTGTACCGGCAGAAGCCATTCGCCCAGGCCGTCATGTGGGCGCCGTCGCGCATGATCGACGCCGCTCAGGACATGCTGGCGGCCTACCGCAAGAACGTGAACGCGCCTGAAGGCACCAACGCGATGTTTCCGATCGTGCTGATGGCCGTTGATGAGAATTTCATGGGCACCGGCGCCGACTGGGGTGGCGATCACATTGCCCGGCGCCTCCTGCAGATCAACGAGGGCGGATCTTGGTATGGCTACCAGCATTCCATGATGGACCAGCGCCTGCAGGTGGTGATTATCGGCAGTGAGGGGGCTTCCACGAAAAGCCTGGCCGCCCAGTTGGCCACGTTCATCAAGCGCCCGAGCAATCGCCACTTCAAGGCTTCCTATGCCTTTGGCGAGTACAGCATTCCGGCGCCGATCACCCTGGAAACCAACCGCATCGACTGGATGGACGTTAAAACGGATCTGAAAAACATCAAGATCCTGGCCGCAGACATCATGCTCAAGTGCACCATGCCCGTTCTGGATGCCCCGGCCGATGGTGAGCCCAACGACGGAACCCAGAACAATCCGCCAGGCTACCCCGTGGTGAAGGAAGTGCAGCACGACGACACCACCGCCAAGGTACGCAGCAACGGCACTGACGACGGGATTACCTGGAATCAGCCGGGATGAACGTCTACCTGCGCGAAAACGGGGACATGCTCCCTACTGACGTGGTGATTGCCTGGCGATCGCGTTCGGACCTGGCGCCGGTACCGAGAACCCTGGAGTTCACGGTAAAGCTGATCGATGGCGTAGAGAAAAAGGTAACGGAAGGCGCCTCTGTGTGGGCTGGCCGGGAGAACCTGCGCTACTTGATCGTGAAGACGGACAAGGCGCAGCCCATGGGGCAGGTGCAAGGCTCATCGCAGCAACAAGCCATGAAGGTGACGGCGTTGCTGTACAGCTGCGCCAAGATCGCCAGCGCACGGGCCACGGCTGTACTGCAGGAAAACTCCACCTTTGGCGCGGCATTCCGGGCGTGCGGCGCCTATGCCCAGGTTGAAAACGATTTTGCGGTACCGCGGTTCACTTGCTTCAAGGGCAAGATCCCAAGCTATCCCCTGGTGCAGATCCTGCAGGAAGAAGGCGCCGCCCTGGTGCTGCGTAACGGGCGGATTAGCGCCATGCGTCTGACCGACATGAGCAAGCAGGTGCCGGTGGACAATATCGGGCAGATCGACAGTTCGGCCAAGATCATCAGCGAATACCTGCAACTGCAGGACGTGCCGACCTACTACAGCACCGACGACAACGCCGCCATGGTGGTGGGCCCGAGTGGCCAGACTCGCATCATGGAATACATGCCGCGGACTGATGAGCGCCGCCTGCGCAACGCTTCCAGCGTCCTGGTGCGCAGCAAGTCCGTCGATAGCAGCATCTGCCAGCACATTCAGGCCGGGGACGTGCTGCAGGTGGCTGGCGAGAACCTGATAGTCATCACCGCGAACCATGCGTTCGAAAACCTCGAAGGCGCCCAGGAAAGCCGCAGCCGCCTTTGGCTTGGGAGTTTGGTCAATGCCATCTAATTTCCTGCATGCCGCGTTCATCCGCAGTGTGGACCGCGATCGCCGCGAGGTGCGCGTAGAGGTGCCGCCGTACACTGACGGTGCCGACATCCTGCCGCTGGCCGAAGTGATGTATCCCATTGGCGACGACTCGACCAATACCGAAATCCGCCTGGTAGTAGGGGCGCCGATTTACGTGGCCTTCGAGGCGGGTGATCCGCGATACCCGATCATCATGGGCTTTCGTAACCCCAACGTGGGCAACGTGGTGGGTATGCGCCGGTGGAATCACGACAACTTCGAGCTTAACGCCGACGAGACGTTTACGATCAACGCCGGCACCCAGATCAAGCTGGCAGTAGGCGGAACTACGCTCACCCTCACCGGCGCCGAGCTCGCAGCGATCGCCACTACCATCAAACTCAACTAAGGGGGCTCTATGCCTGGTGCAGTACGTGTAGGAGTGGATACCGCCGGGGGCAAGATTGTCGGCAACCTGGCGCCGAAGGTGCTGGTGAATGGCTCCCCGATCGGCGTCAAAGGTGCAGTAATCGAGGCTCACGCGCCCAATGTCCCGCCCCATATCACTCCGGTGATGGTGGGCGCCAGTGGCACCGTGTTCGCCAACGGCATCGCGGTATGTCGAGCGGGTGACTTGGCCAGTTGTGACCACAGCGCGACCGGATCGGCTAACGTCCTGGTCGGATAACTGCGCAAACGCCGTGCCGGGCAGCCCTTGCCCGTGCCGCACAATGTCTCCCATGTATCCACACTATGGGGGCATGTCATGCCTGCAACGAACCCGCTCGACTTTTCCAGCGCCGCCAGCGCGGCTACGGCGCTGAAGAAGGTCAAACAACTGATGATCCGCGCCGGCCAGGCCGTTGTGGCCACCGAGTTCATCGACAAGGCCAAGCGCAGCAACGGCATGACCTACCGGGAAGCCTTGCTAACCCTGGCCAGCGGTCAAATCGTCACCCTGCGCGTGACCGCGACCGGTGATATCTACCAGGTGTTGCTCAACAACTCGGTTGTGCCGATCAAGGCGCACGACGACACCGCCAAGGCCGTGGCCGAGATTGCCGCCCTTGCCGAGAAGAACCAGGCCGCGTTCCAGAAGGCTCAGGCGCGCAAGGCGATCGCCCTGCCCCCTGGTATGTCCACGCCGGCGCCGAAAATGGCGGCTGTGCTGACTGAGCGCGTGGCCCAGCTCGACACCCAGATTGCCGATCGCCGGGCCCAGGTCACTGAGCTGAAGGCGCAGCTTGGCCAGGCCGCGCTGCTCGATGGCGTCAATGACTTGAGCGGCGCGGAAACCGACACGCTGGCGGCCCTGGTGAACAGTAAGCACGCATTGGAGGCTGGCGATATCCCCAGCAAAGTCGGGCTGAAGACACTGATAGAGCGCGGATATGCCGAGGATGACTCTGGCGTCTACCACGCGACCGACGCCGGCAAAGCTCGCCTGAAGGCGATGGCGCCGGCGCTGCTGGACTCCCTGGCAGTCGCTTACATCGCCGCCCGCGACATTGTGGCGGGCAAGCCTGAATTGCTCGATAGCGTGGGCACTGGCGGCGCTGTGGCTGTGTTGCGGATCGCCCTGGAGACGGTCGAGACGAATTACCCAATCAACCTGGCAGCGGGGAACCTGGAGCAAGCCGAGCTGGAGAAGCGCAACGCGGAATCGTTCCGCCTGGCGATCGGCATGCTCGACAGCGCCGGTCCTGCCTTGAGCGATACCGGGTTGACTGAGCTGGTGGGGATTGCCGCGGTGTCGGCGGCCGAGGATGGCGATATCAAGAGCCAGGCCGCCCTGGCTGAACTGCTGGCGCTGGGCCTGGTGGAAACCACCGATGGGCTCTACATGGTGACCGGCAAGGGCAAGAGCGCCCTGGACGATGCCGGTTACGACGTGTACGGCGAGCCCTACGCGGCCAACGCCGATTAAACCGACATGATGTCGTAGAGCCCGGCCATGCGTTCCGCCAGCGTGGCCGTGCTGGTGATGGCCTGCTGGCGCGACACGAAATGCACGATCGCCAGCACCGCCATCTGGCCGTTGCTGATGTTTTCATCCAGACGGTACTTCTGCCCCCTTTCGTCGATACCGTCTGTTTCAATCCGTGGCGTGAACTTCATGCTGTCATCGCTGAAGGTCAGAAGACCTTGCCCTACCATTTCCCTGTAGGCGCGAATGGCCGGGCTCAAATGCTCCTCAAGAAACATGCAGTCGTAGGCATCCATCTTCATGTTCGTCACGAAGGCCATGCCGGGCTTGCGCTGGGCCTGGTATTCCACTTGCCGAACGATCACCAGGATGCCGTCGGGTTGGCGCAGCGCTGCAATGGTTACCGCGTCTGAGCCGTTGGCGCCGTAGCCGCCGATCGATGCCAAGATTTTCATGTAATCCCCAGTAAATGCAAATATTACGGTTTTTAATAAGATTTGTTGTGTCTTTGAATTTTGGGTGGTAATTTTGCCTCTCCAACTTCAGCCAGAAGACACAAGGAATCCACCCATGAACAACGTAAATTCTACTGCCCACCCAACCCGTAACCGCGCCATCCTTTTCCTCACCGGGCTCACCCTGGCCATCGGTTTCGGCACTGCCGGCCGTGGTGACTATGAGCAAGCGGTGATGAGCCAGGCGATGTACTGCAACATGGCTTCAGCAGGCTTCTGGCCGCCGCAGGATGGGAACCACAACTGCCCTACCCTGGCTATCGATCCCGTCGAGCAAGTCGCTGGGCGCTAACCCGTCAGTAAGTCCAAGAGCCCCGCAATTGCGGGGCTTTCTGTTTGTATTAGGGCGTCACAAGCACTAAGGCGTCAAGGTGCTTATGGTGCTTTCAGTGCTTTAGGCGCCTTGGTGCTATAGGTGCTATTGATTGATTCGCGCAACCCGTTATAGTGCCCCCACTATCCAAGCCAGAATCACGCTTTCCCCAGGGGGTTACATGTCCAAGAATCAGCCAGCAACCCAGACACCTAGTGTCCCGCCGTTCGACCACACCGTTACCTACGCATTCCTCAACCAAAAGGGCGGCGCCGGTAAAACCACCAGTTCTGTCGGCTTCGGTGAGGCGATGGCGCTGGATGGTCACGATGTAGTTGTGGTGGACTCCGACCCGCAGGGCACTGCCCGTGACTATGAGGCAATGGGTATTTCCAACGATAAGCCGCTCGCGGTGCGCGTTGTTGGCATGGATCGCCCGGTGCTGGACAAGTCTGTACCGCCGATGAAAGAGCAGTTCCGCATTATCGACGGGGCGTCGAAGGCCAATGAACTGACTATCAGCGCCATCAAGGCCGCCGATATCATCATCATCCCTGTGCAGCCGTCCCCGCTGGACATGTGGGGCACCAGTGACCTGGTGGACCTGATCAAGATGAACATGGAAGCGCGCGAAGGCGGTAAGCGCCCGCTGAAGGCTTACTTTCTGATCACCCAGACCACGGAAGGTACGATTCTGGACGGCCTGGCAGAAGACGGCCTGTCGGGTTATGGCTTCCCCGTGCTGAAAACCCGATTGCACGACCTTGAGGACTACAAGAAAAGCGCCTTGGACGGCCGCACACCAATGACGGCCTATCCGCGCGGTGGCGCCGCCGCCGAGCTGCGCGCCCTCAAGGATGAAATCCTAGAGCTGTCTAGGCGCTAAGGCGCCTACGTGTGTAAGGCGCTTATGGCACCAAGGCGCCTTTGTGCTTTATGATGTTCCAAAGGCCGCCGGCCACCGTATACCGAACCAGTAGGTGAAGAATGAGCGACGAAAAACCTAAGCTACAGTCAGGCCGCCCGAGCGCTAAGGTTTCCAAGGAAAAGACACCGAAGGTCGAGGAAAAGGAAGGCATCGACCGCATGAACGTCCATTTCAAGGCCAAGAATGCCCGCAAGCTGCGCTTGTACGCGGCATCCTTGGGCAAGCGGCCGTCTGCCGTGCTGAATGAGCTGGTAGAAGCGTTGGAAATCGAAATCTGACGCGCGGGTAATTCCGCAACCCAAAAGGCGCCCGTGTGGCGCCTTTTTTGTGGGCGCCGTTTGGGCGGAAAGCCCCAGAAATTCGGGGCCCGTGGGGGCGATATCGTAGCGCTTTCAATTGGAGCGATACGCCCATGGGTGACACGTTTTCAAACCTGCAGAGCGCCGCGCATTCCGGTGCTTTCGGCGCTGGCTCTAAGGTCAGCCCCACCCCCGAGCAGATCCGCGCGGGCAACTACGCCAAGGGCACCACTCGCGTGCACGGCATGCGCATCACCATCGAAACGCCCATGTTTCAGTCCCGGCGCGGCAAGCAGGACGCTAAGCCCTGGTCGGTCCTGTGCATGGCGCACTACGGCTATATCAACGGCACCAAGGGCGCCGACGGTGATGCCATCGATATTTTCGTGGGCCCCATGCCCGAGAGCCTGAGCGTGTTCGTCGTCAACCAGGTGAACCGCGACGGCGCCTTTGACGAGCACAAGGTAATGCTGGGCTTCGCTGACGAGGAGTCGGCCCGTAACGCCTACATGAACAGCTATGAAAAGGGCTGGACCGGTCTGGGCAGCCTCACGGCCTGCAGCATCAAGCAATTCAAGTATTGGCTGAAGCACGGCGACCTGAGCAAGCCGCTTCAACCTGGTGACCTATCGAACGACGAGGCTTTGAGCATGAGCGATGTATTCGTGCGCTGGGAGGGCCAGCAAACACCTGTAGGAGCGAGCCTTACCGAGGTGATGTATGACCTGCGCAAGCACGACCAAGACGGCTTGCTGATGGATAGCGCCACCCTGGCGGATATCAATGAGCACCTGGGCGAGGGCGAAATGCTCGATGCCATGGTGATCGAGCTGCAGAAGTTCGATCGCAAGGCTGGCCAGCTCCTGAAGGTGATGCAGGTGGCGGCCGAGGGCGTGAAGCCCACCGGCGTGGAAGTCTCCAAGCCATTCAAGAACCGCGGTACCACCCAGGTGGCCATGCTGTTCGCCATGGATGATGGCCAGAGCGTTTCGGTGTTCTTTCACAACCCGGACAGCACGCCGAACAAGCTGACGCCAACCGACGAGCTGGTGAGCTGGAAGTGGGTGCTGAACAAAAAGGACATCACCATTACCGTCGCGCCCGAGAAGGGCCAAGACCTCAACCCGCGCGAAGTGGCGCGCCGCATTATGAAGTTGGTGCAGAAGAACAGCGCCAAGTTCATCAAAGCGAACGAAGGCAAGGCCGATCGGGATGCCAAGCTGGAGGAGCTGAAAGCCGCCGAGGCCAGCAAAACCACTGAGCTGGCCGACCTCGATGCCCAGGTAGCGGATCTGACTGCCCAGCTCGAAGCCAAGAAGGCAGCGCCGGCACCAGGTGCGGCCCCGGTGGTTGATGATGAGTCGTCGGTAGTGCTGAAAGGCCCGGCCGGCCCGGTCACTGTCGCCAAGACAAAGTATGTGGATACCGGTGAATGGGGCGTGAGCTGGGCCAGCACCGAGGTGGCCACCGCACCAAGCAAGGAGGAAGGCGTGGCCGTCGCTGAGCGCGTCATTGCGTCGGGCGCCGAGAACATTGGTGACATGCGTGCCGCTGCCGCTGAGCCAGCCCCGGCTGATGACTCTGATGCCGGTTACATGGCCAAGTCCCTGGCGTCGGCGGACACCCTCAAGGCCCAGATCGTCGCCTTGGGCGGCACCCCGTACACCGCGGCCGACTTCATGGCCAAGGTGAATGCCGGCGAATGGCAAGGCTTCAGCCTCTCCGAACTGCAGAGCAAGCTGGCCGAGGCGCAGTCTGACTTGGCCAAGGTTCAATCCGGCAATCTGACGCCGCGCCGCGTTGTCGGGAAAGGCGGCACCAAGAAAGGCGCCATTGCGTGGCTTACCGGCCGCATTGCTGCAGTACAAGCGGCCCTGGACGCCGACGGCTTCATGTACACCGTGAACGTGAGTAATTACACCTACCATCTGCGCGACCAGCTCAAGGCCCTGCAGGGCGCCTCAGAACCTGCGCCAGCCGCTAAGCCGGCACTGTCCACCGGCAGCACCATCCTGGAAGACTATGCCGGTGTGGCAGCGCTGGGATCGGCCACCGTGCTCAGTGTGGGCTCTGAAAACGTCTATTTCGACAAAGACGGCAAGCAGTACATGACGAAGTTGCTCAATACCGACGACTACGAGTCGAAGGTGGGCGAAGTGGTCGACCTGTCGGGCGTTGTCGATCCGTACACCGCGCCAGCGTATAAGCTGTCTTTCACTGAATGGGAAGGCAAGGTGTTAGAGGCGCTGGCGGAACTGATGGAAGTCAGCACCGGTGATGCCGATGGGATTGCCATGGGCCAGGCCGTTTTGGTGAAACAGCTTTACCGTGATAGCGCGGCGCCCGCCGAGGCTGCCCAAGCGATCAAGACCGCTGCCACCGAAACGCCAGAGCAGCAACGCATCGAGCGCCTGCTTACCATGCTGACCAGCGCCCAAACGCGCCTGGCCGGTATGCAGCCTGGTGATGCCTTCTACGGCAACCTGGTGCGTGACATTGCCGACATGGCCAGTCAGCTATGGGATGCCGGCTACCGAGGTCCAGAAGCATCGGCGCAGAGCGTAAAGGAGGTTCCGCCGGTACCAGAAGTCCTCACGGGGCCGAACGGCGAGGAGTTCACAATCCTTACCGAGCCGACCACGCTCTATCGCTCTGTCTCTCCACAGGAGTGGGAGCAGATTCAGAAGGATGGTGATATCAAAGGCGGCCTGAATGCCTTTAACCCGTGGGATAAGCGCCGCGAGGTGTTTTTCGGTGATGCGCTCAGCGATCGATTGATTGGCCAGGGTGAGGACATTAGCCGTCGGGCTGACTACTTTGTTCAAAATGGCGACCTATCCGAGCGCTATAGCGCTGTGCAGCGTGAGTTGAGTCAGGTGCGCATTGATACCGCCCTGCGTGCCAGTGAGCTGGGCTTTGACACTGTTGAGGATGTGCCTCGCATGGTGGCTTCGCGTGATCCGAAGCTGAAAGAGCTGTCGGCGCGCCGCACTGCAGCCAATGCCCTGGAAACCGAATTGCAGGTTGAGGGGCGCAAACAATTCCATGCCAAGGTTGATGAGCTTAGGGCTGAAGATGAGGCCCGCGGTTATTCCTCTGTGATCCTGGAGACAAAGCCTATTACCGGCGCCCGTATCTACCAGGGCAAGCATTCTGGTATGGGCGTTGAGGCCGAGTATGGCTTTGATTCCGGCGTCGTGAAGCTTGCCGATATCGTCAAAATCCGCCTGGTCAAAGACAAAAAGGTGATCGACGACGCGCCAGCCCCTGAATCTGTCAGTCCGTCGCCAGCCATCGAGCCTGGCGCAGATGAGGACCAGGGCGAAATCGCGCCAGAAGGCCGGGAGAACACCGTTAAAACGGCCAAGGGCACGAAGGTGGCCACGGGGTTCAAGATCATTGAAGCCCGTAACCTGGTAATCAGCCACGAAGCCGACGGCACGGTAAACCCGGACTATCCGGCCGAGATTCAGCCGCGCGATCGCGCTCGCACCACTTCCCAGGCCTGGGTGCAGAAAACCGCCCGCAACCTCGATCCGGACAGCCTGGGGCGCACCCAGCGCGCTGACAGCGGCGCCCCGATCGTGGGCAAGGACCGTGTGGTGGAATCGGGCAACGGCCGCGCCATGGCCATCCGTGAGGCCTATCGCATTGGCCAGGCGGATGAATACCGCGATTGGCTGGTGGAGAACGCCGACTACTTCGGCGTGGACGTGGCCAAGATCAAGCGTATGAAAGCGCCGGTGCTGGTGCGTGTGCGTATCAGCGACGTGAACCGCGTGGAGTTCGCTGTGGAGGCCAACCAGGACGACAAGCTGGCCATGACCGCCACCGAGAAGGCCCGTAGCGATGCCAGGCGCCTGGATGCTGCCATGCTGGCCAAGTTGGCAGACGGTGACCTCAATAGCGCGGCAAACCGTGACTTTGTGGCGGCCTTCCTGCAGTCGCTTGGCGATGCCGAGGCGGCGCAGTACCTGACCACTGACGGCAAGCCCACCAGCGGCCTGATCAGTCGCCTGCAGGCTGCCTTGTTTGCTGGCGCCTACTCCGACGATCGCTTGCTTGAGCTCACCGCCGACGTGGCCAAGCCTGAGATTGCCAACATCGTGGCCGCCCTGAACAGCGCCGCCCCGGACTTCATGCGCGCCAAGGAGCAGGACCGCGTGGGCGCCGAAACGGCCGGTGGCCAGGTAGTGGACTCGGTTGAACTGTCCCTGAACCAGGAGGCGGTAAACGCCATCATTTCCGCGACCAACGTGCTGCGCCAGGCGAAGGAATCGGGCATGGGCCTGGAGGAGTTCCTACGCCAGGGCGACATGTTCGGCGGCACAGATCCGGCGGTGGCTGCCATGGCTCTGTTTATCCAGGCAAACAACCGCAGTGCCAAGCGCATGGGGACCGCGTTCAAGGCCATGGCCCAATTCGTGGAGAGCGAGAACACCCGTAAGCAGACCGCCGGCCTGTTTGGTGATGAGCCTGCCAGCTTTTCCGATATCGTCGCCGCGGCGAACCGGAAACTTGAACAGGAATACGGCGAAGGCTTGTTTGCGATCGACCAGGGCGATATGTTCGCAGCGCCCGCGCAATCCGCTGCGCCGGTACCAGCGCCCGCCCCGGAGCCAGACGAGGACGATCAATTGCAGAAAGCTAAAGCCTACTTAGACAGCCTGATTGAAGGCAGTGCCGACCTGGGAGCGCCTGCCCAGGTGCTGGAACGCCTGGAATCGATCTATGCGCAGTTCGGTGAGGGGGAGCTGAAAGACTTGTTTGAGGAGGCGTCCAACGCCTTCCGTGACTACGCCCTGAAGGTAACGGCAGGCGCGTTCTAAGCCCCCTGCCCTACCAGCAACGAAGCCCGCCGCGTGCGGGCTTTTTTGTGGGCGATCAGTCGTAGTGGTACCGGCACGAAATGATCGTGAGGGTTCCGGCTTCAAAGAAGTAGACAAGGCGATGCTCTTTGTCGATGCGGCGGGACCAGTACCCGGTGAGGTCGCCTTTCAGCGGCTCAGGGCGGCCAATGCCTTTGAAGGGGGTGCGCAGGATGACGGCAATGAGCTTGTCGATTTCCCGATGTTTCTCAGGATCGGCATCGCTCCAGTGCTGATAGTCATCCCAGCCGTGAGGCAGGAATGAAACGGTGACGCTATCGCGGGCTTTAGTCTTGTTCTGCTGCTTCTTGCTCTGGGACATTTAACGGGATCTCCTTGGTGAAGGCTTTCCCGGCTTTGTGCAGAGCAATGGATTCGCGTAGGCGTTTGGCGTTTCCCGCTGTGCCCAGAAGGTACAGGGTTTCTTCCATTGAGTTGAAGTCATCTAGTGAAAGCATAACCACAGCGTCACCGCGTTGGCGGGTAATGATGGCCGGCTCGTGGTCGCGGCAAACATCATCCATTGTCTGCTTTAGGCCGGCGCGAGCCTGGCTAAAAGTAAGTACGTGCATCTGCATAATTTCCTTCTCGGCAGTGCCGAGGCCTTACCAGGCAAAGCCTGGTGAGAGGATGTCCCGCATGTAACCGGGTTCTATTAGCTCAGGTAGACAGGCAGACAAATGCCCAGTCGTCTTTGAGTTCGGCAATGGTACGTAACTTTGTACAACCTTGTCAATTTGGTCGGATGACGGCCGTTTGTCTTCGTGGGCGCCTTAGTGCTTTTGGTGCTAAAGGTGCTAAAGGTGCTTTAGTGCTAAAAGTGCTTTACAGGGCGCAAATCCGGCACTACAGTAGGCTCGTCGAAACGAACAACGGAGCAAGACGAGATGACCACCAAGACCAGCCGCATCAACCCAATCAACACCGCTGCCGTGACCCATGAATGGGGCGTGGTGGACGCCAAAGGCCGCGTCATCGGCCTGCGCATCGACACTCGCGAGGTTGATTTTGTGGAGGTTGCCGACGGCGGCTGCTACTACCGCGTAGCTCCTGGTCACTACTTTTCCGCCAAAATGCAAACCACCAAAGACGGCAAGGCTTACGGCGCTACCCAGCCTGAGCACTACTTCGCAACAGCCGAGGAGCGTGCTACGGCCATCGTAAAGCGCCTGTCGGCAGCGATGAAAAAGACCGGCGCCATCTAACCAACCCCGCCGCCTCAAGCCCCTTAACTGGGGCTTTGCCGGTACCAGAATTCAGCCAGAGCCAGCCCATGACCAGCATTCAATCCGTCACCGACCAAATCGATAGCCTGATCGCGGCCGGTGCCTTGTTCGTCGCCAACCATTCCGGCGGCAAGGATTCCCAGGCCCAGCTTATTCGCCTCCTGGAGCGCGTGCCCGCGTCGCAGATGGTTGTAGTTCACGCTTCGCTGGGGGCGATGGAGTGGCCTGGCGCAATGGAGCTGGCGCGGGATCAGGCCGAGGCTGCCGGCTTGCCCTTCATCGTGGCCACCGCCACCAAGACCCTGCTGGAAATGGTAGAGCGCCGCTTTGAAGGCCGCCCCGAGGTGCCGAGCTGGCCATCTGCATCGACGCGCCAATGCACCAGCGACCTCAAGCGAGGCCCGATCCAGCGCGAAGTGCGCCGCTTCGCCAAGGCCAACGGCTACAAGACCATCGTTAACTGCCTTGGCCTACGAGCCCAGGAGTCGCCAGGGCGCGCCAAGCGAAAGGAATTTAGCCAGATGGGTATCAGCAATAGCGTGCACACCTGGTACGAATGGCTACCCGTGCACGACCTATCCACTGCCGAGATATTCGCCACCATCGAGCAAGCAGGCCAGGCGCCGCACTACGCCTATGCACTGGGCAATGACCGCCTGAGCTGTGTGTTCTGCATCATGGCCAGCAAGAAGGATCTGGCCACAGGCGCCGCAAATAACCCTGGCCTTCTGGAGCAGTACGACGCCCTTGAGAAACGCACCGGCTACACCATGCACATGAGCCGTATTCCATTGATCGAGCTGGCTGCCTGAGAAGCGCCATAAGCACTAAGGCGCCGAGGTGTTAACGGTGCTTTTAGTGCTAAAGGCGCCTTAGTGCCAAAAGTGCTTTACAGGGCGCAAATCCGGCACTAGAGTAGGCGCATACAAACCAGCCAGAGACACGAACATGACCGCAGCAGCCCAGCAAATCATTGAATCCCTCAACACCATTTTCGCCCCGATGGATGCCAAGGTTCTGGAAGGCGCCCAGGAATGGGCAAAAGCCCGCACCCAGGCTGTACGCGACTTCAAGAACTCCGATGAATGGGACATTCTTCGCAAAAAAGGCTCT